AGCTACTCTAATCGGTAACACTCAGTTCGATACTAAAAAAGGTACTGTGTTCTCTCCTTCACCATTTGTGAAAGCTATCCAAACTCCAAACACCGTTATTGTGTTGGATGAGATTAGTAGAGCACATCCTGAAGCTCACAACATTCTAATGACTGTATTAGATGCTGGACAACGTTACTTACGTTTAGATGAAGCATCTGATTCACCTGTTGTGAAAGTTGCTGAGGGTGTTTCCTTTATCGCTTCCGCTAACATCGGTAACGAATACACATCGACTAGACAATTGGATAGAGCAATCGTTGATAGATTTACAATCATCGAAATGGATACTCTAACTTCAGAAGAAGAAACTTCATTACTTATGATGATGTATCCTTCAGTTGATGAGGTTGTTCTTACTAATGTTGCTAAGATTACTTCGATGACTAGAAACGATGTTAAGAAAGAAACTCCAACTCTTTCAAACTCTCTATCGACCAGAACGGCCGTAGAGATTGGTTCACTACTCTATGATGGATTCACTTTGGCTGAGGCCGCTGAGATTACTATCTACCCATTGTTCGAAGATGCTGGTGGTGCTCAATCAGAAAGAACTTACGTTAAACAATACGTTCAAAAGTTTGTTGGTTCTACTGAAGAAGAAGATTTATTCAATGTAGAGAATGATTCTACTGAAGAAGTTGATGTATCTAACCCATTTTAATTATTACTCTTGATTACTCCCAAAGGACTCCCACCAAATTAGGTGGGGGTTTATTTGGAAATTAAGAAATAATTTTGTATATTAGTAAAAAGAATTATTATGAAAAGCAATAAAGATATGTGTAAATTAGTAATCAACCTACTTAACGAAGATGGTTTCTTCGATAATGAGTGGATTGATGAACGTAAGTTCAGGCCTCGTTTTTACAAAGCAACTGAGCACATTAAGTTTGAACGTACTGAAGAAACCATTAATAGATTCATAGGGTTTGCTGAAGTCGTTAGTAGAGAGATTATTAAAGAGAATATCAATACTACTTTAGATGAATTACAAAGTAAGGGATTGATAAAAGAAGTTACTACAGAAGATGGTAACACTGGATTTGAATTAAATAAAAATTATAAAAATGAGTAAAGATTTTATTAAAGATGCTCCAATTCCAGATGATTTTTGGAATGAGTTATCTGAAGAAGAAAAGGATGCTCTAACAAAGGCACAAGAAGAAGCCTCATTAGAGTACCAAAATTACGATGAGTGGAATGAAATGGATGAAGAATATTTCCAACACTTACGACAACGATTTGACAAAGGACCAGATGAGATTGGGCCGAGAGTATGGAAATCATACCAAAATAAATTCCTTCCACTTCAATTGATGGTTATCCCAGCGGGTAGACAACATGATGGAGATAAGGTTGTTCAAATGTTTCACTTAATTGTGGAAGATATGGAAGGTGGTGAATGTAATGGAGAGTATTCTCTTCTATCAGAAACCGAACTATTAGAGAAGTATAACATTAATTTTAATAACTAAAAAAGTAAACATGAAGTATTACAAAGCTAAAGTAAAAGTTATCACACAAGATGATAAAGGTAGACAAAAGAAAAACGTAGAAGAGTATTTAGTAAACGCAGTATCGGTTACCGATGCGGAAACTAAAGTTCACGAAGAGTTCAAAAACGATTCAGTTGAGTTTGAAGTAACATCTGTGTTAGAGACTAGAATTATAAAAGTAATATAATGGCAGTACAAACTTATAATCTAAATGAAACCGTTGTGGTTAGTGTATTTGGTAAGTATCAGGTGGGAAGTATAACTGAAAAAGCTAAAACTGTAAAGGGGTATCGATACCTCATCCATACAGAAGATGGTAAAGAACACGAAGGTGTTTACGTTGATTCTAATGATGTTACTGTTTATATAGATAGTTCATTAACTAAATCATTTGTAAACCATCACAACGCAGGTAATAAACTTATAAACGATACTATTGATATAGTAAACAACAGTTAGAAATGGAAATTGATAAAACTAAATTTAAGAGATTAAAAAAGAAAGTAATGGCGAAATATCCAAACGCTAAAACTATGGTTGATTCAAGTGGATTATATTATGTACACGATGGTGGGGATAACTTCCTCACCACCGAGTATATGATTCCTAATCAGAAGACCGTAACTGAAGCATGGTTTTGGTTCGCTGATACTATGAAGATTAATCAGAACATAGAACGAACTCATCCTAAGAGAATGGATTTAAAATCATTTGAAGCAAAGTTTGCTAGAATATCTAAAAGAAATAAAAAGTAATTGTGTTTTACTAAAGTTTATTTAATACTTATTAGTATATAAATCAAATAAATTTTATAACATGAAAAGATATTCAGGAAAGCCAAGAGGCACAGTAAATCATGGTGGAGCAACTCACCAAAAAGATAGAGATAGGTTAAAGGCATTGGGTAAAAATTATAACTCAATTGACTTTGAACTAAGTGATAAAATCACCCTTAACAATTACAAAGAAAGAAGTAATCCAATTGGAGATTTAGTAGTCGGTGGTAAACGAGTTGAGTTGACTTGGTCCGAATGTAATAAGATTATTACAACATTAGAAGATGCGAAACAATCTCATCACAGAAAAGTACAGTTGGGAATGTTTGGTTAAACAAAACTAACTAAATGAATGTATCAGAATTATTTAAAGAATTAGGACTCGGAGATAGTGATATGGAATCCGCAAGAGAGTGGGTTAACTATAGACACTTCTCTGAGACTGTTCCTGATGTTCTCTCATTAAGTGAATATGTTTCTACTGTTTATAAAAAAGCGGTTACAATAGATGCTAAACCACACCAATGGTTTTCAGAAAGATATATGGCAGATAAGTACTTACGGTCAGATGTAGGTATTGGTTCTGATTATATAACTAATTTAGAAAATCGTATTGTTAAAATTTTAGATAAACATAATAGTATAGAATTACATATTCAAAAATTCTTAGAGTTATGTTTAACCGATGTACAAAAATGGAAATTAGCATTATCCAAAGAAGCTTTATTATTTCTTAACGAAATTTACAAAGGAAAATATTAACACCCAATATTTATATTAAATGAGTATAGAATATATCGACCAACCATATAGAGACAAGATTGTTGAAATCCTATCAACTGATGATAGTGATGAGAGAAAGCAATCTGAATTAAAACTCTATTTACTGAAAGAAGAATACTTCAAACACTTTTCTTCAGAACCCACATGGTTAACAAAAGAAATCATTAAAGATTTTACTAAATGAGTGGAGATAACATTATGCAGTGGGCAGGTCTTTGGGATGAATCCGAATTTAAATTTTTCAGAACACTAGAAGATGAAGATAAACTTATGTACATATATGATTTATGTTTAGGTGAGTTTGGTGAGGATTATATATCCGACCAGGAAGAACTAGATTTAATGAATAAGATGGATGATGCATTGAAATCAATGGGTGATGAAATGAGAAACCATATTGAATCCGATGAAGATGAGATTAGAAGTACTATTAGTGTTGTGGTGGATGGTGATAAGTTGACAATAGAAGGGCCAACATTAGATGTGATACTTAAAGTTGCATCAGATATGCAAATGAACGGTCTTTTAGTAACTGATAAGGATATTGAATTCACTAAATATGAACCTTGGAATGTGATTGTAAATTACACAATTATCGGAAGTGTCCCACCTTTCTCAATAAATTAGACAAATTGTCATACTATAACCTTACTTAACTGACATTTTGTCATACTATAACCTTACAAATCCCTTTGGTACATAATTGGTACTATAGTAAACTGAATTGTTTAACTAAAATAAAAGGAAATTATGATTTTAACAAACCAAGCGTGGAATTTAGTAGATGAACTCATTAAGAGAAATCACTTTAACACAAAAACAACAACCACAGATAATATGAAATTAGAAGATGATGTATTAACTATGGAGTTTGATGTACCTGGTCTATCTAAAAAAGATATTAGTATTAGAGTAGAAGATTCAGTTCTTCTGATTGAAGGTGATAACGAAGATAGAACATTTAATAAACGATATAATATCGGTAAAGATTGGAACGTATCCAAAACCTCAGCTAAGGTAAAGGATGGTGTTCTTAAAATATCTATTCCAAAGGTAGATGAAAAGAAGTCGAAAGTTATTGAGGTAACTGTAGGGTAGTGTTTAGGAAAGAAGTTCTAAATATCAATAACACCCTATGGATTGTCAAACGAAGGATTCGAATCTCCGATAGACCCATTGTTCAAACGTGGAAAGAACATCTCCACTGCGACAAAGTATTTAAAAAAGAACCTTACTATTATTTTTGTGAGGAAGTTACGGATGTAGAGTGGGAAGATATTTAACAATTTCTTAACATAGGGGACTTGTATAAGTCCCCTTTTTTTCTTATATTAGTAGTATAATAATAATTAAAAATTAAAACATATGAATTTAGGCTATGCATGTATCAACATGACATTGGGTGCACAGAAACCCAAAATTACTACAAATCGTAGTATGATTAAAAAAACCTTTAATGAGAAAGGTATTCCCTATGCATCAGAGTTAGGGTTACAGAACTGTAGAGATTTGATTGAGATTATCAAATGGAATGAACGTAACGGTATCAACTTCTTTAGGTTGAGTTCTGATTTGTTCCCTTGGGCTTCAGAGTACAACCTTTCAGAGTTACCACATTATGAACGTATCAGAACTCTTATGGCAGGTGCTGGTAATCTTATCAAAAGTTACGGACATCGTATTACATCTCATCCTGGCCCTTTCAATGTATTAGTTTCACCGCGTGAACACGTTGTGGAAAATACTATTACTGATTTGACTACACATGGTGAAGTGTTTGATTTATTGGGATTATCTCGTACTCCGTACAACAAACTTAATATACATTGTAATGGTGTGTATGGTGATAAGATATCTGCTATGGATAGATTTTGTAAGAACTTTGAGAGATTACCTGAATCAGTTCAGACCCGTTTGACTGTAGAGAATGATGATAAGGCATCTATGTATTCGGTAAAAGATTTGATGTACATACATGAACGTATTGGTATTCCTATTGTATTCGATTATCACCACCACAAATTTTGTACTGGAGATTTATCAGAAGAAGAAGCTCTCAAACTTGCTGTAAGTACTTGGGGTGATATCAAACCTGTAGTTCATTATTCAGAATCTAAGGCATTACATGAAAGTAATGATAAACTAAAACCTCAAGCACATTCAGATTACATCAGTAATGTTCCTAATACTTATGGTTTAGATGTAGATATTATGGTAGAGGCGAAGGCTAAAGAGTTAACCATTTTAGAACACCTTCAGCAGAAGGCATAGTATGGGGGTTTAGCTTGTTTAAGTATTAATTATTATTATTTTAATACTTATTATTAAGATTATTGGGTTGCTGTCAACACAATTCTTTATTTAAATATAATAGATTTGTATATAAATACAGAACCCAAAGTTAATAAAACTAATTTTAGGAAAAAAATATGAGTATTGTTAAAAACTTTTTTTCAAAAAAGGTAGGATTCGGATTTTTAATGGTGTTTTCTACACTATCTTTAGCTGGAACTGCCGCATATTATTCAGTATTTGGATTGAGTTCTTTATTTGCTGGGGCAAAAACTGAAGTTATCATAATGGCTTCAGCATTAGAGTTAGCTAAATTGGTTGTAGCATCATATCTACATAACCATTGGGGTAAGTTAGGATTACTTTTAAAATCATATCTTACATTAGGTGTGGGTATCTTAATGATTATAACATCAGCAGGTATATATGGATTCTTAACATCAGCATATCAAACTACTGCCGACCAATTAACCATTATAGATAAACAAACCAAAGTGGTTGAAATGAAAAGAGAACGTTTCTCTGAATCATTGGATGGTTATAGGATTGAACGAACTCAGTTAAACTCATCCATTACAGAACTTACTAAGGGGTTATCTAATAACACCATACAGTACAAAGATAAAGAGACTGGTGAGATTATAACAACTACATCATCCTCAACAAGAAGAGTTCTTACAACTCAATTAAATGATATGAAAGAAGAACGTAATAAGGTTTCTATTAAGATGGAATCTTTAACTGATTCAATTACTAAGTTAGATTTAAAAGTATTGGATATGGAATCCAATAATGAAGTAGCTGCAGAGATTGGACCACTACGGTATATGGCTGAGATTACAAACAAACCAATGGCAACAATTGTAAATTGGTTTACTCTAATGATTGTATGTGTATTCGACCCATTAGCAATTGCTATGGTACTTGCTGTAAATAAATTCATCGGTAGAAAAGAAGAAGATGAAGTTGTTGTTAAGAAAGAACCTGTGATTAAACACGCTTATGTTGAGAATGATGAGAGAATGAATATCATAGGTCAGAATGGAAATGATGGTGAACATTATAGTGAAGTAGAAGAAATGATTAAAAAGAATGAAGAAATCTTAGCAACTAAAAAAGTAGAACCAGAAGACCCAAAGAAGAAAATATATGGTGGATTCTCAAAACCATATTCAGATGGCATTCAAGCCAGTGAAGATAATGAAGATATAAAAACTTATTAAAATAAATTTGGTATTGTAAAATAATTTTTGTATATTTACATAAGTTTAACAATAAAAAAGTTACAAAAGCATATGAGCGATTTATATAATGAAGGTAGAACATCGACTACTGGTGGAGAATTAACTCCATCATATGTTGAAAAAAAACCATCTGAAAGAGATAAACACTTTCAAGAATTTAGAGAATTTGATTACGGACTTGATATAGAATCGAATATCATTTTAGTACAAGATGAAATATCACAAGGTATGGTGTTTGATACAATCTCTAAAGTTAGGTTACTTAGAAAGATTAATAAAGATTTAAAATCAGTAACTATCTTACTTAATTCACCAGGTGGTGATGTAGTAGAAACATTGGCACTAATAGATTACATTAGAACTATAAAAGAAAATGAAGGAATTGATACGAACATTGTTTGTAGAGGTTCAGCTATGAGTGCGGCCGCATTACTACTCGCTTGTGGTACAGGTCTTAGAGCAGCATCAAAACACTCTAAGGTTATGGTTCACCAATTATCAACAATGAATTTTGGTAAGTTAGAAGATATTAAATCAAACGCTAAGTTTGCAGAACAATTAGAAGATGATTGTAATAACCTTATGGCGGAAGTTACAAAAAAAGATAAAGAGTTTTGGAAAGAAAATCAAAGAAGTGATTACTTCTTAGGTGCACAAGAAGCATTAGAATTAGGAATTATAGATAAAATTATTTAAGTTATGGAATACAATTATAGACCTTTAGGGGATAGAGTAGTAGTAGAGATACTCAAAAGAAACGATGAAAAAACTAAAGGTGGTTTATACAAACCATCAGGTTCAGAAACTACAATGATGGGTACAGTAGTAGCCGTTGGTAGTGGATTATTTACTCATTCAGGTGAGATTATACCTATGAGTACAAAGGTGGGTGATACAGTTCTATTAGATGGGACTGGATTCAAACACAAAAATGGTGGTAAAACATATCACATTTATAGAGAAAGTGAATTCTTATCTATATTAGATGAAGCGTAAGTGTCTGATAATCAATCAATTACACTATCACTATCATCACAACACATTGATAATCAATTAGTTAACAAATAAAAATTAAATTATGGTACACATTTTAGATGAAAACAAAATCAAAGAGAACTACGAGAAGTTCAGAAAATTAATCAATCAAACTTTTGAGGGTGAGAGATTAGAAAAATTAAATAAGATGTATGATGAATTGGAAGATAGAATCATTCTAACTCCCGCATCATCTACAGAACATTTCCACAACGCATTTGCGGGTGGATACATTGACCACATTCTTAGGGTTACATTCAACGCCGTTAAGATTTATGATTTGTATAAAGAGTTAGGAATGCCTTTAGGGTTCGATAAACAAACCCTAATCTTTACAGCACTTCATCATGATTTAGGTAAGGTAGGTAATCACAAAGAGAATTGGTACATACCAAATGATTCACAATGGCATATAGAAAATCAAGGAAAGATTTATAAGACAAGTTCTAATATGCATTGGATGAATCTTAATGATAGAACTATATGGTTATTAAATCACTATGGTATCACAATAACTGAAGAGGAATATATTGGAATTAAATTAACTGATGGGTTGTATGATGATAACAACAAAGAGTATTACATTACTTACAATAAAGATAATGTTATTAAAACTCAATTACCATTTGTAATGCATCAAGCTGATTTATGTGCTGCTAACTTTGAAAGAGATAGAGTAATAAATTCTGATAAGAAACTTCAAACTAAAAATGTTGGTGGTAGACCATCTACAAAAAAGAAACTAGAAAACGTAATAATGCCAGAGAAGATAGATTTCAAATCTATATTTGGTGAAATAGAAAAATAATATGAATACAATACAGTTAATTTTATCAATACTAATAATAGCTTGTTTACTTTATATAATATGGAATTTACTTCGTAAAGTTGAGAAGTTAGAAGATAGTGTAAATGAAGTTAATGAAGTTTTAGATTCTTCAAAAGAATCAGTACAATCTGCTTTAAGTAGATTAAAAGAAGTAGATAGATTGGGTTCTTTTGAAGCCGATGATGAAAGTGGTTTTATTTTTGAAGAGATACAAGCTGCATTAGATAAGTTAAACAACGAAATAGATAATAATGCCTAAAAAAAGAAGAAAAAGGAGTAAAAGATATTTTACCAAAATTACAGAGATAGCTATAAATGCATATAATGGATGTGATGATAACGCACTGAAAAATAAAATTTATAACAGATTCATTCATTACCCATTTGATAAGTTATCAGAAAATGTAATTCACACCTACAAAACATATTACTTCGATGTACCTTATGAAGATGTAAAAGCAAATGTAGTTGCTTTTCTAAATGAGAAGATTCATAAGTTCAATGGAGAGAATGGTAGGGCTTTTTCGTACTTTACAGTAGTGGCAAGAAACTATTTATTTAATGAGAACAATGCTAACTATGCTCGAATGAAATCAAAAGAGAAAGTTGCGGCTATTGATACACAACGAAATATCACTAATGAGATTGTAGACCAAAATAATAAAGAAGCTAAATCAGATTTCATTGACCATTTTACTAAATATGTAGACTATCATTTATATACTTTATTCTTAAAAGATAGAGATAGGGCAATAGCAGATTCAATAAATGAGTTATTTAAAAATAGATTAGACCTTTATTCTTACAATAAGAAAGCACTCTACATACTTATTAGAGAGAGAACTGGAGTACATACTCAGTATATAACAAAAGTAGTTGGAAAGTTAAAAGGCCTTTATTTAGAATTATATACAGAATATACCAAAACAGGATACTTATCAGTTCACTATAAGTTAAAGGATAGTAATGGATAAAGATACGGAATTATTTAAAGGAAAAACATTTTCAGATATCATGTCTGATGTTTATAACAATTCAAAAAAGAAGGATAGACAACTTAAACTTCTTATTGCTCAGTTAGAACCATTGGTTAAAAACCTACAAGATGCAACAGTAATCGTTCCTTTAATAAAGGAGTATATGGAAGTGGCGGTTAGAAATGATGACCAGATTGTTAAGTTAGCTGCCATTGTTCAACGAATGATGAAAGATGCTAACTCAGGTGAAGATGGTGGGTTTGGTTTATCTGATGAAGAAAAGAAACAGTTAATGTCAAATGCTGAAGCGATTGATGAAAAGATAGATGCCCTTAATGGTGTAGAGGAGAAAGAAGATGAGTAGTATAAGAGTTGGTGTTGTTGAGAAAGTAAATCTTAAAGATAATGATGTCAATAAGTTATACAGCATTACTGTTATAACCACTAAAAGTATGAATAAGGGTGAGATTTGTTATCCAATCGATGCTAATCTTAAAAGAATTCCTATCATTGGTGAAACTGTAATCATTGTTACAGGTATAGGTGCTGAAACCGCAGGGGGTGCAACTGACCCAGTCAGTTATTACATACCATCTATATCTCTACAAAAAAACATTTCTAATAATGCATTACCGGGTGGTTCTATTGCCAAAAAATCAAAAGGAAGTTCTACTTCATATTCACAAGCATCGGCTGGAACTCCTAATACATCAGGTGGTGATGAAGAACATGATTATGGAAAGGGGTTTACTGAACCAGATTCGGTTAACCCATTACAACCATTTCTTGGAGATGTATTGTTAGAAGGTAGATTCGGACATTCATTAAGATTTGGTTACACTCCATCTGGAGCAGAAACAACTAAAGAACCATCGTGGAGCTCATCTACAGATACCGACCCAATTACTATTTTATCGAATGGTAGAAAACAATTTAAAGGATATAATAAATTCGTTATTGAATCAGTTGATGATGACCTTTCATCAATCTATTTAACATCATCACAAAAGATTCCAATTAAAACATCTCAAAAGAAATTAGGTACAGCATCAGCTCAATCTTCATATAGTAATCCAACGATAATAATAACATCTGATAGGATATTATTAAACTCAAAAGAAGATTCTATTATTTTATCAGGTAAAACAGATGTTAAAGTAGCTACCAAAAAATGGGCAGTTGATATGGATGACTTCTTTACAGAGTTTGAAAAATGTGTAGAAGCGATTACAAAGATGACACACCCAACAGGTGTTGGCCCATCAGGCCCACCTATTAATGTTGCTGATTTTAGTTCGATTTTGGGTAAAATAAAAAGTATGAAACAATAGGATTAAGTTATGGCAGCTCAATGGCCCTTATATATCACAACTGTAGGTGCATTCTTAAACGACCCTGCGGAAGGTAGAACCGAAGAAGATGTTGCTGAGAAATTAGCAACAGAATACAAAAAGGCAGTAACTACTGTGTTTACTGTTGCACCTGCTGGGATAAATAAACCATCTCAACTCCCATCAATAAATCCAATGAAACGAGCTATAAGAAAATCTTTAGAAGATATTAAGGAATCTGAAGGTGAACCAAAATTGTTTCATTTTGATAAATGGGCAAAAGAGGTAACTAAGTTTTGGTTAAAAACCAAATTCTCAGCAATCGTACCAGACCCATTACATTTAGCATCTACTACTGGAATGCCAGGTATAACTTTACCAATAACAAATGTTGTTCTAAATGGTGGGGTTCTACCCGCATTACAGGCAGACTTATTAACGGCGTTTACAAACCCACCATCACCAGTCCCAAACGGAATACCAGTAGCAGGGAAATTAGCAAAAGCATTTACAACTCATCTAACAACAGTAGGGGGAACTCATACAATGGCGGTAACAAGTGGAACACCTTTATCACCAATACCGATACCAGCGTTACCAATACCTTGGATTCAGTTAGTATAAAAAGAAAGTTTTTAATATTTATATATAAAGTAAAACAGTATGAAGGCAAAACAATTAGCAGAATTATTAGAAGTAATCGTAAGAAAGGTAGTTCGTGAAGAACTAAAACCTATCATTACGGAGATTAAACGTGCTTCTAAACCACTTATAAAAGAAACAAAATCTAAATCTAAAACGGTTAAAGACCCGTTGGATATTGATTTATCTGAAATTTTAAAAGAAGAAAAAGTATCAACTCCATCTAATCCAAAAACATTTGTTAAGAATCCAATGTTAAATGAAATGTTAAATCAAACAATGAATGATGGTGAGTGGAGAAATATGGATTCTCAATTTGGGTCTAATCAAGCACAACGATGGGTGGGTAATGGTTCTACCTCAGTAGCACCAACTACTGATATAGATGGTAGACCGGTTGATACTAATAACGAACAAGTAGCGGCTGCAGTTGGAGCTATGACAAAAGATTATTCTCAATTGATGAAAGCGATTGATAAGAAAAAGGGTAGATAAAAATGGCTAAGGAGAGAAAAGAATATTTTTACAATCCAATAGATTTTGAGCCCGATGTGGCCGTTGGTATAAAATTACCATTCTCTGGAGTACGTGGTGGGTTATTTAGCTTATCATACTCAACCGAAGAACAAGCCATATCTAATTTAAAAAATTTGTTACTGACGAGAAAAGGTGAAAGATTATTTCAACCTGAGTTCGGTTCTCAGATATACGCATTGTTATTTGAGCCAATAACATTAGATTTAAAACAAAGATTAGAATCTGGTATTATAGAAGATATCAATTTCTGGCTTCCTTACATAATTATTGACAAGGTAAACGTTACACCTGATGAAGATAGAAATTATGTTGGTATCACATTAGACTTTAGAGTTACAGAACAAGGTGCTAACGAACAAATAATATTATATGTAGATTCCGCAGGAACTGCAACTATAGAATAGGAACTTAAATGGCAAAGGCAAACAAATCAGATTTAGTCCAAAAGGATGTAAAACTTATAGGTAAGGACTTTGGGGAGTTAAGAAAAAACTTAGTTGATTTTTCTAAAACTTATTTCCCAAACACCTATAATGATTTTAATGAATCTTCACCTGGTATGATGTTTATAGAAATGGCATCGTATGTAGGTGATGTATTATCCTTTTATACAGATACTCAGTTGAGAGAATCTCTACTAACCAATGCAGAAGAAAAGGCAAACCTTTTTAATCTAGCTACAACATATGGTTATAAACCAAAAAACGTTTGCCCAGCATCTGTTAATTTGGATTTATTTCATTTAGTACCAGCAAAAGGAAGTGGTGTAAATGTAAAACCTGATTTTGATTATGCGTTAAAAGTTGCAAGTGGAATGAAAGTTGGTTCTGATTCTAATGGAAGTGTAGAGTTTACAACCCATTTTGGTGTAGATTTTTCTGTATCATCATCATTTAGTCCAACAGAAGTTTCCGTTTATCAGATTGATGAAAACACCAACGAACCTATTTATTATTTATTAAAAAAATCTGTTAAGGCATCAAGTGGTGCTGTTAAATCAGAACAATATACATTTGATTCACCTAGAATATATGATAAAATAAAAGTAACAGATGATAAAATAATTAAAATCAAATCCATAATGGATGATGATAACGACTTATGGACAGAAGTTCCTTTCTTAGCACAGGATACTGTATTTGAACAAATAGAAAATAATGAAGATAACTCTACTAACTTACAACCATATAGTGGAGAAACTCCATTCTTATTGGAATTGAAAAGAGTACCTAAAAGATTTATAACTCGATTCGAATCAGAAACAGAATTGGTTATACAGTTTGGAGCGGGTATATCATCTAATGCAGATGAAGAGATAATTCCTAATCCTGACAATGTAGGTTCTTCCTTATATGAAAATTCAGGTGATTTAGACCAGGGTATAGACCCGTCTAATTTTTTATATACAAAAACATATGGTGTTGCTCCATCAAATACAACTCTTACAGTAGAATATTTAGTTGGTAACGGTGTTGAGGATAACGTACCTGCTAAAGATTTAACATCGATTAATAGTAGGGTATTTGAAAATGATAATACTATAAATCTAAATCAAGATACTTTAAGATTTATTCAAAACTCATTGGCAGTTACAAATCCAGAACCAGCTGTTGGTGGTAGAAGTAAAGAAAGTGAAGATGAGATTCGTAATAATGCAATGGCCTATTTCGCAGCTCAGAACAGAACAGTAAGTAGAGAAGATTATATTATGAGATGTTATGCATTACCACCTCAGTTTGGTTCTGTTGCTAAAGCTTATTTAGTACAAGATTACCAAATAGAAACAAAAGGTAACGGAAGTTTTTCACCTCATGCTATATTACCAAATGACCCTATACCAACAATCGTTGAAACAGAATCTCCAAATCCATTGGCTCTTAACCTATACACATTAGGTTACGATAAGGATAAAAAGGTAACTCATTTAAACCCTGCTACTAAAAACAATTTAAAAAATTATCTATCTTATTATAGAATCCTAACCGATGCTGTTAATATTAAAGATGCATACATTGTTAACATTGCAATGAATTTTGATATAATAACTTTACCAGATTACAACTCTAATGAAGTTCTTTTAAGGTGTATAGCCGCACTAAAAGATTTCTTTAATATTGATAATTGGAAAGTAAATCAACCAATAAACATATCACAGGTTTATGTTTTATTAGATAAAGTAGATGGAGTTCAAACAGTACCACGACCTAATTCTGATGGAGAAGGTGGTTTACAAATATTTAATAAATTTAATGGAAACTATTCACCAAACAAATATGATTTAAGGCCGGCAACTAGATTGGGTATTATATATCCACCTAAAGACCCTGCTATATTTGAAGTTAAGTATCCTAATGTAGATATAAGGGGTAAGGTTGTAACTCAATCTTTCTAAGGAGAATAATATGATTTATAGAATATACGGACAAAAAGACACTACGATATACGAATCAAACTTGCGTAAGAATCAGAACACAGGTAAAGATGAAATATTAGAAATTACCAAACTGTATGATGAAGATACAAATTCAATATGGGCTGGTAATAGTAGGGTATTAACCACATTTGATTTAACATCAATATCACAATCTATAGTAGATGGTGATATTAGTGGTAGTATAAAATACAAACTAAATCTAACATCTGTCGAAGAAAACGAAGTTCAATCAGAGTACTCATTAGATATATTTCCAATATCTCAAAGTTGGTCTGAGGGTATTGGTAAGTGGTTACATACTCCTATAACAAAAACTGGATGTAATTGGGGAACAACAGATGGTAGTACTAATTGGAATGTAAATTCATCTAGTATCTTCAATGGGTCATCTGTATCATCAAATCCAACAGAAGGTATTGTACTATCTCAAACATTTGCGAATGGAACAGGTTCAACATTTTTAACAGAATCTATCAACGATATTGCTGGTAATTCTCCTTTTATGTTCGTAGAAGATGAGAGGTTGGTTGTTTCGGCATCAAACTTTTCTGGTACTACTTTGATATTTCCGTTATATTTAGAAAACGCTAAAACATATGGAGTTCAATTTCAAATAGACCCAAAAGATTATACAGATGTACAATTCAGAGTAGAAACACCTGATGGTCAAATCAACGGTTCAGATGTATATACAGACATGGTAGGTAATATTACAACCGCTTCTACTCAATCATTTGATTTAAATACTACATCTGAAGGTGAACATAAATTAAGATTCACATTTTTTGATAATGAAGGTACTTCTAAATCAACAACTGGTATCTTTGACGAAGTATTCGTTACAGAAAAAGCAGGTAATACTTTAATATGGGAAACCTTCTCAGTTAATGAAGGAAGTTTTGTACAACGAAACGTAATTAAGGGAACTGATAATTCAATACCATTTCAAGGTGTAAAGAATTCTAAATTACAATTAGAAGCAAGAAATATAGCTGGTGCTGATGCCGAATACTCAAAACATTTAGAAAGTAGTTTACAATATACAATTACATCAGAACTCAATTTAGGAACATTCCCATCGTTTGGATTTACAATGTATGATGTTAATGATTTAAAAATGAATCCTTCACAAGTGACAGGGTTACAGAGTGAAATAACAACATCATCAACTCAATCACTTGTATTTACACCACCGAAATCAGGTACTTATAGATTCGCATACAGTTATTTCCAAAGTGGTTCTGTTGGAATTACCGGGTCTATTGATAACTTTAGAA